CCCGTGGCAGACGCCGGCGTCTCCGACCAGACCCGCATTGCGGACGCTCTGGAAGACATGGTGGCGCTGAGCCTGCCGGACGCAGAATAAGAAAGGAGAACGAAGTTATGAGCAACAAGGAAAGACTGACCGAGCGCTGGACGCAGGGCCGCATCTCTGAGGCGATGCTGCGGGTGTATGTTCGCAAGGGCATCATCACCAAGGCGGATTTCGAGGAGATCTGCGGGAAGAAGTATTGAGTGGAGGGATAAGGATGTCGATTCGTGAATATTCCATGACCCGCGACTCCACCCGGCAGCTTTCGCCCAGCTTCCGCGTCCGCGAGTTCGCCTGCAAGGGCAGCGACGTTGTCCTTATCGACGACGAGCTGGTGGTGCTGCTGCAGTGCATCCGGGAGCACTTCGGTAAGCCGGTACATATCACCAGCGGCTACCGCACCGCCGCCCACAATGCCGCCGTCGGCGGCAGCAAGTCCAGCCAGCACCTGCTGGGTCGGGCGGCAGACTTCTACGTCGAAGGTGTAGACGTGGCCACTGTGGCCGCCTACGCCGAGACCCTGCTGCCCGGGCGGGGCGGCATCGGGCGCTACCCGAAGGACGCAAAGCACCCCACCCGCAAGACCGGCTGGGTGCACGTGGACACCCGCGCCAACAAGAGCCGTTGGAGTATGTGAGGGGGTGATTCCGATGGAGACCGTTCTGGCCGCCCTTATCACCGGGGCTGTGACTCTCATCGGCGTACTCATCGCCAACAGCCGCAGTCAGGCTGTCACAGACACCAAGCTTGAGGAGTTGACCCGCGAGGTGCGGGCGCACAACAACTTCGCCCAGCGCGTCCCCGTGCTGGAAGAGCAGATGAAGGTGGCAAACCACCGCATCGCGGATTTAGAAGCAAACGAACACGAAAGAGAAAGGATTTGACACCATGAACGCACATATCATCACCACCCGCACCGTCTCCGCTGCCACCATCGCCCGCACCGCTATGCTGGCTCTGGCCCTCATCAACCAGATCCTGAGCGCTCTGGGCAAGCCCGTGCTGCCCATCGAGAGCGCCCAGCTCGAGCAGCTCATCTCCACCGGCTTCACCACCGTGTCTGCGCTGGTCAACTGGTGGTTCAACAATTCCTTCACGCTGGCCGCACTGGCAGGCGATGAGGAGTATGAGCGCCGCAAGAATCAGGTTCACTGAATGAAAGGAGTAACCGAATATGAATGAGTTTACGAGAAGCCTGCTGTACGTCGCCCTGCTGGTCTGCGTCCCCATCGTGACCGCCTGCATCCAGAAAGGCATTGCCAGTTGCCGTTGATGCAATCAACGCCCAGACTCAGAACATCAAGGCGCAGCGGCTCGTCCGGGAAATCGGCGATGCCGTTGCCAATGCCGTGGCCGCGATGAACCAGAGATACGTCAACGACCTCAAAGCCGCCGGGACGTTCAATGAGGCGGAGCAGAAGGAAGCACTGATGCGGGCCGTGTCTGCTGCCCTGAAAAGCATGAGCAACGACGCGCAGGACTACATCAAGAGCAACTTCGGCGATACGACCCAGTACCTCGAAAATCGTATTGAGGCCCAGATCGACGCCAATCACGTCGCCGCCAAGCAGGCCGCTGCCCAGAATACGCTGAATCTGGGCTGAGTCAGCGCAAAGTCAGCGTAAAATGATAATCCCCCTGTACCATGACCCGTAAAGGGCTGGTGCAGGGGGATTTTTTGTTGGGGGTTGTAAAAAACAAGAAGATATGGTATAATTCTTGTTGAAGCCTCTAAAAAGAGAGAGACACCGTTCCAACTTGCACGTTGCGGTGTCTCTCTGTATCTGGCATTAGCCTATTTACTGTAAGCATTAAAACATTAGCGGAATAGCGGCCTACAACGTTTCCTGTTGACATTATACTAGAGGTTTCATTAAATGTCAAGCTTTCAGGGAATAAAAATGGCGTATTCCTTATAGGAAGGAGCCTTTTATGACTAATTATTCAGTCCCCACTCTCAGAAAATATGCGTATCTTGGAAATTTCAGCAGCTCCGTTCAGGAATTGGCCGATATGGCGCGTCCGGAACGTTGGAGCTACGCTGAAACACCCGGTACGCGGAAAAACATCATCTTAGAAAATTACGTCTACCATACGTTCAATCGTCTCCGGGCGCAGCAAAAAGCTAACCCCGAGCGCAATTACATATACGAAACGGACACGGAGATGTGCTTCAATACAGGTCTATTCACACCGAACTTTGAACCAATCTTTGTTCTGTTTGACAGAAACGACACTGAACGTCGGGCGAAATGGAAGCTCAGAGGATTTTATAAGGAATCCGCAGCAGAGCTTAGTCAGATTTCCCCCTTGCCGGAACGGGCAAGCTATTTTGACAGCATTTCGGATTTGATGTTTGACACCCGTCTCGAAATGCGTATCAATATCGACCACATTTTAGAAGACGAAAGGAATCGCAAGCGTATTCCAGAACAGTATAGGGATATGAGCAATCTCCCCATGTTGTTCCGGGCCGCATTGGATTACGCAAAAATTCGCGTAAAAGAAAACTATAAGGCGGCTGTGCCTCAGTATTATCACGGACGCATTCAGTTCTTGCTCCCTATTAGCTTGGGCGATCCTAAAAAGGTTGACTTATCGCTCGCAGTTGGTGCGCGTAATGGTGTTTACACAGGGCACACCTGTTTGACGCTGGATATGGCTTACAACAACGCTCGTCTCATCGCTAAGCCTGAAAGTGATTGGCTTATCGGCTCATAAGTCGGAGTTTCTTCCCCTTTGCACTCTATGTGCAGAGGGGGATTTTTTTGTTTGTTAGAACTTCATCTGCGCAAGTATATGCCTCATTTCTTCCGTTGCGGCTTGAATCTCACCGCAGAGCTGTTCAACCTCTGCGACGCAGCTGACCAAATCAAGTGTTTTGATATGTTCAATTTTTCGCCCTATATCCGAGAATTTTTGTCCAACACGACCCAGCTGTTCTTCTGGAAAGTTCATACATCCACCGTTCTGTCCTTTTCCTCAAATCGATTTCACAACAATTATCTATTACTTAATTCATTGAAAATTTTGCCAAAAAGTCTCCATTTTCGATTTTGAGCCACCCAATGTTGCGGTTTTTGTTGCGGTTTTCTTCGTCCGGCTTAGAGCAAATAAGAAAAAATCCTACAAATCAGTCAAATTTTGACGCTGATTTGTAGGATTTTTGGAGCTACTGATCCGATTCGAACGGACGACCTGCTCATTACGAGTGAGCTGCTCTACCGGCTGAGCCACAGTAGCACATTGCGATCTCTGCAACGTGTGATATTTTACCATAAAAGCCGGGAGCTGTCAAGATTGATTCGCAACTTTATCCCTCTGTGCTTGATTTAGCTCCTTTGCAAGGACGCGGCTCAGCTCACAGACCACAAAGCAGCAGCCGAGAAACACCAGCAGCGCACAATCGGGCGGGAGGCGGCGCATCGTGGTCACGCGGCCGCACAGGCTGCTGAACGTCTCCTGCGCCCGCTGAGGAAGCAGAAGATAGAATATCAGCAGCGAAAGCGGCAGATGGAGCAGCCGGGCGCGGTAGAGCGGGCGGAGGGTCATCTCGGGCGAGCAGATGGTCCGCACCTGCATCAGAACAGAAAGCCCCTGCACGCTCAGCGCCGCGCAGCACAGCATACTGGCGAACCGGCCGCTTTTCGCAGCCAGGTCACAGCCGGAGCAGACCTCTAAAAGCATCGCGCAGAAAACGTCTGCACCGGAGGGCAGCACTTCCCCCGCTCCTGCGGCCAGCATCCGGAAAAACAGGACGAAGCCGCAGAGCTTGAGGTAGGTCTGGGACGCCTGCGCGATGATGCCGTCCAGCCGGAGAGGCTGCGGAGCGGTCGGGACAGCGGGGTGCGTCATTGACCCAAGCGTCCCTCCCAGCCGCGCCAGAAGCGCGGCGGACAGATAGCCCGCCGCCACCTGTGCAAGGAACAGCAGGACGCCCAGCTCTGCACCGCCCAGCATGGACTGCCCGACAGCCAGTATCACAAAGGACGGGCCGGAACAGACACAGGCCGGAAGGAGCGCATCGGCCTCCCGCGCGGTGAGCTGCCCGGAGCGGACGGCCTCGGCGGCGGCACTTGCTGCGGGGGCAAAGCCGCCCAGAGAGCCGATGAGCAGC